AAGCTGATACAAAAGATGAAGCACCAACTGGAATAAGAGAAGTAAAGTTACCAATAATAAATAAAAAAGTACCTTTACCAGAAAACGAAATTTTAATTACTGCATCCACCACAGCGGTAGTTTCAGTAGCAGCCACCCTTACAGCTACAGCAGCTTTTAAATGGTTAGTCACAGCACTTAAACCATTAATAAAAACCTTAGTTAAAAAGATAAGTGGAAACAAAACCAACAGATAAAAATATACTTACAAAGCTCAAAGAAAATATTGATGATCATGAAGAACAAATGGCAGTACTTGGTGCAGCTGTTCGTCTTGGGGTTGTTATATGGAGTGGATTCATAATTACTCTTAATTATGTTGAGCTGCCTATGGTCAAGAAGTCAGGTACTTCAGCCGATATCACGTTCGTGGCTTCGATTTT